CACTTTGCAGAATTGAAGGAAACTGAACTTCTGACCGAAAGATTGAATATGGTTGCTCAAGCAGAACCATATGTTGGCAAATATTTCTCACAAGATTATATCCGTAGAAAGATTCTTCGCCAAACTGATGAGGAAATTGTTGAACAAGATGCAATTATTGAAAAGGAAATTAAAGATGGTACAATTCCTGATCCCGCAGACATGGTGATTGATCCTGCAACTGGACAACCAATTCCTGGAATGATGGCAGGAGATCTTGGAGCTCCAGTCATGGAACCCGAAATTAATGCAAAATCTGTTGAAACGCCAGAAGTTAAAATGCCTAAGGGTGGCGAAATCTAATAAATAAAAAGGATTACTTATTCTAGAAGTCATGGATGAATTAATGGATATGATTGTCACTGATGAAAGTCCCTCACAAATCAGTGACAAAATTAAAGATTTACTTTTCGCTAAAGCGGCAGAAAGAGTAGATTCTTTTAAACCTACAGTAGCATCTTCAATATTTGGCGATTATACCGAAGACGAAGAATAATAGATTGATAAATAAAAAATATAGGATTTTGGTATAAAATGCAAAGAACTAAAATAGTTGAAACTGAAGTTGCAACAGGTGCAAGTGCTGGTGCTGCAACTAGTATTGGTAATGCAACTTGTGTAAGACTTCATAATGATACTGGTAGTATTATCACCGTTGGGGTTTCAACAATTGTTGGTGCTGCTACCACCAATTTTTTCACAATGCCAGCAAATTCTGTTGAATTTTTAGAAAAACTTCCAACAGATGTTATCTGGACATCTTCAGCAATTAAGGCAGCAAAAGTAGGATTTACCAACTAAAACAATGAAACTAATCAGAGAAGAAATCGAATCAGTAGAGTTTGTCGTTGAAGAGCGCAATGGCAAAAAATCGCTGTATATTGAGGGGGTTTTCCTTCAGGGCGATATTAAAAACCGTAATGGTCGCATGTATCCCATGGAAACTCTTCGTCGTGAAGTTGCCAGATACAATGAAAATCATGTTCAGGCAGGAAGAGCTCTTGGAGAACTTGGCCATCCAGATGGTCCTACAGTGAACCTCGATCGAGTTTCTCATAAGATTATTTCTCTGCGCGAAAATGGATCAAACTTTATTGGTAAGGCTAAAATCCTTAACACCCCAATGGGAAAAATTGCAGAATCGCTGATTTCTGAAGGTGTTAAGTTGGGTGTTTCTTCTCGTGGTGTTGGTTCTCTTCGTGTTAGTCGTGAAGGAATCAACGTTGTCGGTGAAGATTTTATGTTAGCAACTGCTGCTGATATTGTCGCAGATCCTTCTGCACCTGATGCATTTGTATCGGGAATTATGGAAGGTAAAGAATGGGTTTGGGATGGGGGCATTCTTCGTGAAAAGTATGCTGTAAAAACATATAAGAGAATTAATACTCTTGTCGATCAAAAGAAATTAGATGAGCAGAAACTGAATCTGTTCAACGATTTTTTAAATAATCTGTAATTTGTCAAATTATAAATAAATATAGTTTATAACCAAAGGTTAAACGGAGAGTTCAAATGTCTCGTGGCAAACAATTACAAGAAATGGAAGTAGGCACTACACAATCCAAAACTGCCGTAAATGCAAATGCTAAGGCAGCGGAATCGATGCCTCATATGGTAGATCCAGGTACACAACTTGGACATGTAGAAGATCTTGGTGGTCCAGATCCTTCTAACTATCGCCCCGATGATGATTCAGCAAAGCTGAAGACTCCTGGTGCAACTCTGAAGCAAGTCAGAGATGTTGTCAATAAGGGTGCTAAGTCTGCCGATCCTATGAAAGGTATGAAGGAAGAAGTTGAAGAGGATGAAGAAGAACTCTTAGAAGCTAAGCACGAAGAAGAAAAGAAAGAAAGCAAAAAAGAAGAGGAAGAAGACGAAGAGGAAGAAGAAATGAAAGAGTCTTTCCAAATCGAAGACGACGTTAACGCACTCCTCGGTGGAGAAGAACTCTCTGAAAGTTTCAAAGAAAAGGCAAAGACCATCTTTGAAGCTGCTCTGAAGTCTAAGGTTGCTGAAATTAAAGAAGCAATCCAATCAGAATATGAGCAAAAACTTGTAGAGCAAGTAGAAGTTATCAAAGAAGAACTCTCTGAGCGTGTCGATGCATATCTCGAATACGTTTCAGAAGAGTGGTTCGTAGAAAACGAACTCGCAATTGAGCACGGTCTGAAGACCGAAATGACCGAATCATTCCTCCAAGGAATGAGAGGACTTTTTGAAGATCATTATGTTTCAATCCCTGAAGATAAATATGATGTTTTAGAGAGCATGGTAGAAAAACTTGATGAAATGGAGACAAAACTCAACGAGCAAATTGAGAAAAACGTTTCCCTTAACAAGCGTCTCGCAGAGTCGGTTGCTGATGGGATTTTAGATCAAGTTTCTGAGGGACTTGCTGTTACTCAGAAAGAAAAGCTCGCTTCACTTGCCGAAAGTGTTGAGTTTGAAAGTGAGGAAGAATATCGTGAAAAACTGGAGATGCTGAAGGAATCATATTTCCCAGCGAATAAAACTCCAAAGGCACACACTGAAACTCTCTCTGAGGGTGTAGACCAGTCACCTGAATCCGTTTCAGGTCCAATGGCTGCATATCTGAGAACGCTTCAAGCAGTTGCTAAAAACTGAATTTAAGATTAATCAAACGCAAACATTCACAAAGGTACACGCAAATGTTCAACGCAGAACATCTGCAGGAAAAGTGGGCACCACTCCTCAACTATGAGGGTCTTGATCAAATCAAAGATTCCCATCGTAGAGCGGTAACCGCCGTCCTGTTAGAAAACCAAGAAAAATTCCTCCGTGAGGAAGCATCATTCTCCTCAGGCATGAGCCTGATGGAATCACCAACCAACTCAACCGGTACTGGTGGTTTCACTGGTGGATCTGCTGCTGCTGGTCCTACCGCTGGTTTCGACCCAGTTCTGATCTCGCTGATCCGTCGTTCAATGCCAAATCTGGTCGCTTATGACCTGGCTGGCGTTCAACCAATGAGCGGTCCTACTGGACTCATCTTCGCAATGCGTTCCCGCTACAACAACCAGAGTGGAACTGAGAGCTTCTTCAACGAAGTTGATACCGCATTCTCTGGTCAAGATGCTGGATTCGATGTTACTGGTGGTTTCGCTGATGCTGCTGCTGGTATCGGTACAACTACTCAGGGTGGCACCAACCCTGCAATCCTGAACCCCGTTGGTACTGCAACCTCAACCGCGTATAACGTTGGTTCGGGTATGCCAACTGGCGATGCAGAGAACCTGGATGGTACTGGAAGCAACGCTTTCAACCAGATGGCATTCTCGATCGAGAAAGTCACCGTTACTGCAAAGTCACGCGCACTGAAGGCTGAGTACTCACTCGAGCTCGCTCAAGACCTCAAGGCAATCCACGGTCTGAATGCTGAGGCTGAATTAGCAAACATTCTCTCAACCGAGATTCTTGCTGAAATCAACCGCGAAGTTATCAGAACCATCTACAAGATTGCTGAACAAGGTGCTGTAGAAAACACCGCTACCGCTGGTGTATTCGACCTCGACATCGACTCCAACGGTCGTTGGTCCGTTGAAAAGTTCAAGGGTCTTCTGTTCCAAATCGAAAGAGATGCAAACAGAATCGCTCAGAGAACTCGTCGCGGCAAGGGCAACATCATCATGTGCTCTGCTGACGTTGCTTCAGCACTGACCATGGCTGGTGTTCTCGATTACACCCCTGCACTCAACGCTAACCTGAACGTTGATGATACCGGCAACACCTTCGCTGGTACAATCCAAGGTAAGTATCGCGTATATATCGACCCATATTCGGCAAACCTGGCTGCTGATAACAGCGGTCTGGCACAAGGATCCAACCAGTACTACGTTGTTGGTTATAAGGGTTCTTCGCCTTATGATGCAGGTCTCTTCTATTGCCCATATGTTCCTCTCCAAATGGTTCGTGCCGTTGGTGAGAACTCCTTCCAGCCAAAAATCGGCTTCAAGACCCGTTACGGTATTGTTGCCAACCCATTCGCTGAAGGTACAAACCAGGGTCTCGGAAGACTGCGTGTTAACAGCAACCGCTACTATCGTCGCGTTGCAGTTAAGAACCTCATGTGATCCATTTCACAAAGGTTATACTGGGGACCCGAAAGGGTCCCTTTTTTATTCTAAATAGAAATAAAAATGGCTACTGGAAACGCATTTTCTACGCAGATACAAAATAGAAATTTTTTATCTCCCGTAGGTTTTAAGTTTACATTAAATAGATCACCTAAGGTTGCATTTTTTTCAAACTCTGCAAACATTCCTGGTCTCAATTTAGGGATTGCAGTGCAACCATCATATCTCAAGAACATTGATACTCCTGGCGATAAGATTGAGTTTGATGATTTAACGCTCAGGTTTTTAGTTGATGAAAATCTTGAAAATTATATGGAGATTCAGAATTGGATTCGTGGACTTGGATTTCCAGAAAGTCTACAAGAAATCTATGCCTTACAGAATCAACAGGAATATGTTGACACAAGTGATACAAAGTTAATGAACATCTATTCAGATGGAACTCTTCACGTATTGACAAGTTCAAGTAAACCAAATTTCAAATTAAAATTTAAAGATCTTTGGCCATATTCAATATCTAATTTACAGTTTGATGCAACTGACACTGATATTGAATATTTGACTGCGGAGGTAACTTTCAAGTATACTGTATATGATATAACTGATATGAATGGAAATAAACTATGAGTTTTGACCTTGACACTATACAAAGAATGTGGGAGGAAGATTCAAAGATTGATGTGGATAATCTTCATACAGAATCTTTAAACATCCCAACACTCCATGCAAAATATTTTGAACTTTATAATAACATTTTACTTTTAAGAAAAAAAGCAGAACAGCAAAAGAGAAATATTCGTCATGAAAGATATGAGTATTATTCTGGTAAAGCAGATCCAGAAGTTTATATTGATAGTCCGTTCCCTAAAAAAATTCGAGATAAAGAAACGATGCAGAAGTATCTCGATGCAGATCAAAAACTATCTCAAGTTTGTTTGAAGATTGATTATTATGAAACAATGCTTGTTTATATTGAAAGTATTCTGAAGCAAGTTGGAAATCGAACGTATCAAATTAAGAATGCAATTGAATTCATAAGATTCCAATCTGGACTGGGTTAATAAATATTAATAAGATGAATGGAAAGATGTGATTCATACGAGCGCAGCTAATCTTGTTATATCTAAATCTAATGAAGTCTTTTTAAAGATTCAAACTGAACCTCATATCGAATATGAGTTAAGGGATCATTTTAAATTCGACGTTCCTAATGCAAAGTTCATGCCACAGTATCGTGGCAGAAATTGGAATGGAGAAATTCATCTGTTTGATATGAGATCCAAACAAATCTATGTGGGTCTTTTAGATAAGATTGTATCTTTCTGCGAGCAATACGGATACACTTATCGTTTTGAAGATAATAAATTTTACGGGTTTCCATTTGAAGTTAACGAACTGATATCATATGAAGGCGTAAAAGATTATATGAATTCTATATGCTCACATACTCCTCGGGATTATCAAATTGAGGGAGTATATGATGCCCTACGACATAATCGAAAGTTGCTGATAAGTCCCACTGCGTCAGGTAAATCGCTGATGATTTACGCCCTCGTGCGCTACTATATGGATAGGAACGAAAAAATTCTTGTAGTCGTTCCAACGACCAGTCTTGTAAGTCAACTATACGGGGACTTTCATGATTATGGGATGGATGTTGAGTCATGCTGTCACCAAATATACGCAGGAAAAGAAAAAACTAACGAACATCCAATTACAATTACTACTTGGCAATCAATTTATAAATTGGATCGATCATTCTTTGAAGATTACAATGTAATCATCGGAGATGAAGCTCATCTCTTTAAGAGTAAGTCATTAATATCTATAATGACAAAATTACACCATGCAAAATATCGCTTTGGTTTTACTGGAACATTGGATGGAACTCAAACTCACAAGTGGGTTTTGGAAGGATTGTTTGGTCCATCATATAAGGTAACTAAAACTGAAGAGTTGATGAGACAAGGACATCTTTCTCAACTCAATATTCGTTGCTTGGTACTAAAGCATCCTCCACAAAAATTCGAAACCTATGAGGATGAAATACAATACTTAATATCGCATGAACAACGAAATAAATTTATTAAAAACCTTGCACTAGACCTTAAAGGAAACACACTTGTTCTCTTTGCAAGAGTCGAAGCCCATGGAGCAGTACTCTATGAAAAGATAAATAATGACAAGCGTGATGACCGAAAGGTATTTTTTGTGCATGGCGGAGTTGATACTGAAGAAAGAGAGTTAGTTCGAGAAATTACTGAAAGAGAAAACAACGCTATTATCGTTGCCTCTTATGGAACTTTTTCTACTGGTATTAATATTAAAAGACTCCACAATGTTATCTTCGCTTCACCCAGTAAATCGAGAATTAGAAATTTACAATCGATTGGAAGAGTACTTAGAAAGGGAAAAAATAAATCTGAAGCAGTACTCTACGACATCTCTGACGATTGTACATATAAATCAAGAAAAAACTATACTTTAAATCATTTTATTGAAAGAGTAAAAATCTACAATGAAGAAAATTTTAACTATGATATAATCACAATTAAATTAAAGATATGATCGAAGACGATTTTTATGCAACACTCAAATTAAAAACCGGAGAAGAAATCTTCGCTAAGGTAGCAGCTACCGAAGAGGAAGACAGAACACTTCTTTTAGTATCAAATCCCATTATCATTTCTGAAATTAAAGGAAGAATGGGAATCATGGGATACAAACTAGAACCATGGTTAAAAACAACCACTGAAGACATGTTCATTCTGAACATGGATGACATCCTTACAATGAGTGAATCTTCCGATATTGAAATGATCACTCTCTACCAGTCTTACATTAGACAATCTGAAAAGGTAAAGACAAAGCAAACAAAACTGAACAGAAACATGGGTTATATTTCTAACATCAATGATGCTAAAGAGATCTTAGAGAAGTTATTTAAAGATAGCTAAGCCTCATCTTTAACCCAGACAAAGGTATTCTACACATATTTCTGCTACTTGTCAAGCATTTGTAAAAATGCTATAATTCATACATATTATGAGTTACCCTAATGATAACTACAGCAATTATGACCAAAAGAAAAAGGTCAGAACATTACGTTAATAATAAGGAGTTTCTTGCAGCTCTAATTAAGTATCGTGAAGATAAAGAAATTGCACTGATTCGAGGAAAACCAAAACCTCCTATTCCAAATTATATTGGAGAATGCTTTTTAAAGATTGCAACACATTTATCATTTAAACCAAATTTTGTCAACTACATGTTTAAGGATGACATGATTTGTGATGGCATTGAAAATTGTGTTCAATATATTCATAACTTTGATCCACAGAAATCTCAAAACCCTTTTGCATACTTTACTCAGATTATTCACTACGCTTTTTTGAGGAGAATTCAAAAGGAAAAGAAGCAACTAGAAATTAAAAATAAAATTCTGGAAAGCAGTGGATTTGATGAAGTTTTTGAAGACGGTGGTGTTGACGGATCAAACTACTCCGACTATAATTCTATTAAGGATGCCGTGTATTCTAAACTTAGATACTGAATGAAAGTCGCAATCATTACGGACCAGCATTTTGGAGCAAGGAAAAACTCTAAGCTTTTCCATGACTTTTTTCTGGAGTTCTATAACAACATATTTTTCCCAACTTTAGAGCAGGAAGGTATTACCACAGTTGTAGATATGGGTGATACCTTTGATAGTCGTAAAGGTATTGATTTTTCTGCTCTTGCATGGGCTAAAAATAATTACTACGATCGCCTTAAGGATCTTGGATGTACGGTTCACACGATTGTTGGTAATCATACAAC